TGGGCTTTCCAGGCCATTCCAAATCTCATTTGCCAGACATCCTTGTCGCATAATGTAGATGGCCGATGCAACCTGAATGGCGACCTACAAGAGGTTAGACCAAAACGATAGATTAAATGCCCGAACCGGCCGCGACCGCAAATCCTCGTTCACGGTCTGATCGTCCAGCGTCACGCCGACGCCGCGTAGGGCGTGGATCACCTGGGTGTCGGTGAGCAGGATGGCGCCGTGGCTGAAGGTGCGGCCATAGCGCCACAGGGCGAAGTCGCCGGGGGCGGCGTCTTCCAGCGCGATCTCGTCGGCGAAGCGGCGGACGGCGTTGAGATAGAGTTCCTCGCCCCTGTGCAGGTGCCATTGGGGTGAATAGTCCGCCCCGATCCGCGCCGCCACATTGCGGGGGATCAGGCCGACGGCGGCGTAGACGGCCAGGGGAAACTGGGCGCAATCGACGCCGACGCCCTTTAACTGCTGGCGGTGGGCGTAGGGCGTGCCGAGCCAGGCGCGGGCTTCGGCGACGACCGCCTCACGCGGCACTGGACGATCCCCCAAACAGCGACGCCTCGGCCTCGCGGCGGCGCAGCAGGCCGGGGAGGACGACGCCGTTGCTGTGGTCCCATTTGGCGAATTCGGCCTCTGCGCCCGCCATATCCCCGGCGTTGACCCGTTTCAGCAGGGTCGAACCCGAAAAATCCCCGACGCCACAATTGTAAGTGAAGGAGACCAGGGCGTCGAACTGGCCCTGGGTGAGATCGACCTTCACCAGGCGACGCACATAAGCCGCGACCACCGCCATATCGGCCAGAAAGGCGGCGTCGCATTCGGCCCCGGTCCACACATCGCCGTCTTTGAAGGTCCGGCCGAGCGCATTGGTGTGGCCCCAGCCGATGGTGAGCCGCCCGGCGGGGCAGATATAGGGCTTGAACCGGCCGAGGCCCGCCGGCTCGCGGCAGGCCTCGAACGACTTGATCAGGTCCGCCCCGGCGCGGGACAGGGAAAGGGTCTCAGTCATCCGTAAGCTCCCGGTCAGGTGGCGACGCCCAGCGTCGGGGCGGGCACGAAGGGGTGGCCGCGAAAGCGGGTCAGGTTGGCAAACTTGGTCTGGCAGGTGGCCATGGAGAGGTCGCAGCCGGGCGTGGCGGTAAAGGCGTCGCCCGCCGCCGGCGGCTGCGGTAAGGGCGTCACGAGGGTGATCAGGCCCGTATCGTCCTGGCTCTTTACTGTGCGCGATAGGCCCGCATTGACGCCGCTGGTGAAGGCGACGACGCCCAGCGCGCACCATCCGGCCGCCCGGGCGAGGTTGCAGGGAAAGCTGGACGTGGTGATGGCGCCGGCCGTGACGGCGGCGGAGACGGCCAGGGCCGAAAGGTTCACCCCGCACTTGGCGTCGCCAAGGGCGTTCAGGCAGGAGGTCTGATACAGGTCCGGCGGCATGTTGACGGAGAGGAGATCGAGCCAGGAGGCGGCGGTGATCACCACGGCGGTCTGGCCCAGGGTCTTGGCCTCAGAAAACCGCCCCGAAAAGCGGATATAGGTCCCGACCGGACCCTTGGTGGTCATATCCGCCCAACTGGCGGCGAAGGCCCGCTCGATCCGGATAGCGGCGCCGTCCAGGCCCAGGGCCTCGACGAAATCGAAAAACTGCTCGCCCTCCACCGTGTGGCGCTCGTCGGCGTAGATCGTGATGTCGACCGTGGAGACCTGCACGCCCCGCTGCGACTTCACCCCGCCGTCCTGGCACAGGGGGCCGAGGCCGAAGGTGACGCCATTGGCGGTGATGGGCGCGTCGCTGCTGGCGTATCGCAGCACCCCGCCGCCGTTCAGGGTAAAGGTGTAGAGATCGGCGCGCACATAGCTCTGCGCGGTCAAGAGGAAGTCGGTGAGGGCGGGGCTGGCGGTTTTCATGGGACGGCCCAAAGAAAAAGGGCCGCCGAAGCGACCCTTGCGAATGATTGTGGTGAAGTGGGTTAGGTGGGGATCAGTGCGGCTTTGGCTGCGGCGGCGCAGCTTGTGGAATTTCAATAATAATGGGTTGCGGCGCAGCAGACGCGACGGGCGGCGATGTTACGCGCGACGCCCGTGTTTCAAGCCAGCCAAGACCGCCGATCACGACGCCCACAATGGCTAATGATAGCGTGGCGGCGACAATGAAAGCATTTGCATTGTCGCGCTTAGTCGCCAGCGTCGGGAGAATTTTCAGGTCAGCCTTAATGTCGCGAAGATCCTCGCGCATCAAAGACATCTGTTCCTCAAGTCGTGTAACCCGCGTCTCCATACCGCCAGACGTACCCCCGCCATCGCCCAGCGCAAACTAGGTGCGATAAACCCCAAAAGGATTTCTTGCCCCTAAATCTGATATCATAAAAATTAGGGGTTACAACCTAAGCGTTTACAGCTTCAAGCTCTCAAACGTCAGCCCGTCCACGCTCCACAGGCTCTTCACCAGTTGGGCGGGGCTAAGTTGGTCTTGGGTGAAGTGGCACCAGTAGAGGAAGCTGCCGCTCCAGGTGATCTCGGCGCCTTCGGCCGGGGGCGTTGCGAAGGTGATGGAGCCGTAGGGGCCGAAGGTGAGGCCCGTTGCCGGGGCGCCGGCGACTCTGATGCTTGGGGTTCCGTTGAGCGCATAGACCGGCTCGACAAAGGCGTTGGCCGTGCCCGCCGCCACCGTGCGGGTGAGCTGAAAGGTGGTGAGCTGGCCGTCGGCCAGGGCCACGGGCTGGTTGGTCACGAGGTTATCGCTGGGGTCGAAATAGTAGAAGGAGCCGAGCTGGCCCTGGTGGGTGTTGAAGAAGCCGAACAGGCGCGCCAGTTCCGGCGCCGTGATCCGGTCGCGCAGGAATTCATAGGCGACCTTGAAGGTCCAGATCGGCGTGGACGAGGCGTTCGACCGCACCTGTCGCCCGCTGGCGGAGGTGCGCACCGTGGTGGTCCAGGTGGGCGCCTTCTGGGCCACAAAGGTCTGGCCCGGCAGGAGGGGGAAGACATCGGGGTCGTCCGACAGGTCAGGCGTGGAAATCAGCCAGCGGGTGGGCAGGTAGGGATAGGTCATCGGCCGAACCCTCGATTGGTGAAGCTGTTCTGGGTGAGGCCGAGCTTTTGCGCCGCCGCCGACATGGCGCCGGTAATGGCGTCCGGATTGGCGCGGGCGAGCTGGCTGAAGCTGCGGGCGTCCACCGCCTGGATATTCCAGTGATGATGCACGTCGCCGGACGCGCCGCCTGGGCCGGCTGAGGATGCGCTGGCGGGGTTAGGCGCGGCGAGCGGGCCTGAGCCTGCGCTCCAGCTTGAGGTCATGGCGCGTAACGGGCCGGCTATCGAGGCGGGCAGCACCATCTCATCCTTATGCAGGGCCGTCAGCGATCCGTCGCTAGGCACCTGGCCCCAACCGCCGGCGGCGGAGAAGACCTGGCCGCCGAACTCCAGCACCGCCGCCAGGGCCGTGGCCGCCGCTGCGGGAGCCAGGATCGGCCCGACAATCGGCGTGCTGGCCGTGGCCGCATAGGCGCCCGCCGCCGCCCGGCCGGCGGAATTGCTGATATCGGCCATGGCAGTTGTGGCTGAGGCCGCGAGCCCCGCCGTCTGAGAGGCTAGCTCCGTCGTTGTCCGCGCCGCCGCGCCCGAGGCCGAAGCCGCCGTCTGGGTGATTTCCTTCACCGCCCACTGGGTCGCCATCTGCAGGCACCAGCCCAAAAAGCGCGACAGCATCTGCTCGCCCAGATTGGTGAAGGCGGTCTGGAAGGTTTCCGTGCCTTTCAGGAGCTGATTGATATTGCTGGTATAAACGCCGCCCAGCGAATTCATGGTCTTGTTCCAGGCCGTCCCGATAACGGTTGCGGCGGAGAGGGAGGCGGCCGACGCCTGACTACTCGCCGTCTGGACGGACTGGGACCAGGCGGTCGCCGGCGCCGTATCGCCAAAGGCTTGGGTCACGCTGGCTTGAAACGCCTGCATGGGCTGGGCGAGCGCGGCGATGACGGGATCAAGCCCCGCCAGCAAATCCCCCGCCTGCCCCACCCCATCCTGCAGCGCAGACAGATCCGCGCCAAACCTCAGCGTAATGTCGGTTGACGCCATGACGGCCTCCGATTTGGTGATTGTGGATAAAAATCTGAGCGCCTACACCATCACCCCCAGCGCCCGAAGCTCACGGGCCAGGTCTTCCGGGTCCTCGACTGCCTCGGTTCGACGCGGCTTAAAGCCGATCAGGGCGGCGAGGGAGAGGTGGGCGGGGGGCACCACCTCGCGCCAATGGCGGCGCAGGGCGGCGTAGCGGTTAAGATCCCAGGTGGCCTCCAGCCGGTCCCAGTCGCCGCACCCGGCCGCCACCAGTTCGGCTAGTATGTCGTCCAGCCGGCGGGCGAGGGTCAGGCCCCCTCCCCCGCCTCGCGCTCCCCCGATCCGGCTTCCGGTTTCAGCCCCGCCTCCTCCAGCACCTGATCAAAGGTACGGCGCAGGCCGATCAGGTCGCTGATGGTGGCCGACGCCTCCAGCCCCTCGGGCGTCGCCTCCTCCATGCCGACAGCCAGAACGCTCAGCATGTCGAAGGCGGCCTCGGCCACCCCTTCGAGGGTCGAGAGCCGCCCGTCCCGCGCCCGGGCCGAGACCTTGTCGATAAAGGGCGCGGCCTTGCGCAACTCGCGCAACTTGAACGGGCTGATCCAATAGGCCCGCCCGCCGATCATCGCCTGGGCCATGGTCAATACCCCTGCGAGGACTGGGTGAGGACGTGGCCGGAGCCGTCGTCCATGGCCGAAAAGTCAAATGCCGGCAGGGTGAAGTCATCCTGCTTGAAGGGAAAACTGAGCTTGAAGGCCTGGCAGGCCCAGGCGGTGATGACGGACTGTTTGCCGCGATAGGTCTGCACCAGATCGGCGCGAAAGATCGGGCCGGCGTCCATCAAGGGATTGCCCACGGCGATGGTGGTCCCAGACGTGGGCTGGCCAAAGGTGTAATACAGCCGCCGCGTCAGCCCCGCATCGGCGGCGGCGAAGGTGTAGACGCCGGCCGCCACGCTATATTGCCCTGCGCTGGGATTGGCGGAGACGCGCGGCAGGAAACGGCCGGTCGAAGGATCGAACACGCCCAGATCCACCTGAAAAGTCGCGGCGTTGACGGCCGTGATCGTTTCATTGCCGGAAGGGACGAGCGCCGTTTCGCCGAGCGCCGTGGCGATCTGACCGGGCGTGGCGGTTCCGCCCCAGAAGATGGAATTGAACAGGTTGGGGTCGATCCGCCCCACCGTGGCCTTGAAATCCAGCTTGCCCTTGCCCCGCGCCATTTCTTGGGCGAACGAGGCCTGGCCATAGAGCAGCTTCTGATCGAAGCTGGCGTCCAGACTGCAATCCTGCAGCGAAGCGAACATGACGGGCTGGCCGCCGACGGGCGTGCCCCACAGAAATCCGGCGCCGAATGCGCTTTGCATGAGGGTGTCTCCTTGGTTTGAATGTGAAAGTCTGAGTGAAATCAGGGCCAAAGCATCCGGATCGGGACGATCAGGAGGGCCTGGCCGTCCAGGTCGCCGGGGTCTTTGAACACCTCGCCTTCGATCCAGGCGTGGGTGACCAGGCCGCCCAGCGTGCAGCAGCCGTCCGGCGAATCCGGGAGGAAACAGACGTCTATGGCGTCCAAGAGGGCGTTGTTGACGCTGGCCAGGATCGCGTCGGGATCAGCCGTGGCGTGCTGGATCATCCAGGCGGCGGCAAGCGTGCGGCGCGGCGGCTGACCGGGGAGGATGGCCACCGTCTCGCCGTGCTCGGCCTGGCAAAGCGCGGGCTGGGCCGGCAGGTCGTCGGCCAGGCGCACCCGGCGGCTGGCGTAAGCAAAGCCCTGGGCCGGATCGCCCCATTGCAGGTTGGAGCCCAGCACGAACAGGGCGGCGTAGACCGCCTCCCGGCTCATGACCCATGCCCTAGGGCGGACAGGGCGGCCTGGACGGCGAGCTGGCGTAGGGCCGTTGGATCAGATCGCGCCCCGGGCGACGTTTGGCTTGAGCGAAGGTGGGCGCCGCCCCTCGCCGAATGAAGAGCTTTCAGCGCCTTGTCTCGATCCGGATGCAGACGGCGGGCGCGGCTCAGGCCCTGGCGTAAACTGTCCGCCTTGCCCGTCATTGGCGTGGCGGAGAGGGCGTAGGCAGACAGCGCGCTTTGCACGGCGGGCGGGATGGCGGCCAGCTTGGACTGAACCGGGGCGAGGTCGACGGACAGGGTCAGCATCAGATCACCCTCCGATAGGGCGCGATCAGGGCCGCGATGGTCGCGTTCATGTCCTGCGTGGAAAAGCTGGTGGTTTCCTGGCCGCCCAACGTCTTGGCCGTCTGGCCCACATGGTCGCGGGCCTTGAACCGCTCTCCCGCCAACTCGATCACCGCCTGGGCGATGGCGGGCGGCGGCGTGGCGTAGCCGGCGTCATAGGTGATCTGGATATTGCCCCGCCCGCGCGGAAACACGCCGCGCGGCAGAAACAGCCGCTGGGCCCCGCCGGCCGGCAAGGCCTGCTCCAGCCGCCAGTCAGCTACCGGCGGCCCGCCTTCGATGACGATGGTCGACACCTCCACCACCGGCCATTGGCGCAGCAGGAGGAAGCGGTTCCCGCCGCCGTCATAGGTTTCCTGATAGCTCGCCACCGCAAATGTCGCCCGCCCCGTGACGGTGCAGACGAATTGCGAGGCGGCGGTGATCAGGCCGGACAAGAGGTCGTCATAAGCCGTAATGCTGGCCAGATCGGGCAACCAGGCCTTCAGCGCCGCCAGCGTGGTGAGATCGATGGGGGACATGCAAATCTCCATTCCCGCCCCTTCGAAGGGGCGGGGCAGGGGGTGAAAAATAGAGAGAGGGGGGAGGGGACGGCCCGCAGGGTGGTGAGGGGGGCATGGCGCCGATCCGTGCAAACCATGCCCCCTCCGGCCCCTTCGGGGCCACCTCCCCCACTGCGTGGGAGAGGAGGGAGCTACCCCGCCGCGATATTGCTGATCACGCCCATGGCGAAGGGGGCGTAGACGGCGAGGACTTCTTCGCAATAGACGCCCTTCTGGCGCTGGCGCGTGGTGATGGGCCAGTCGATGGCGTAATAGTCCTGGCGGCACTTCACCTCGGCCACATTGGGCACTTCGCTGTTCTGGTACTGGGCCGGCAGGTCCTCGCACCAACCCAGGATCACGCCCGGCGGCACATTGGGGTGGATCTTAATCGGGATCTTCACCCCGCCGTCGAGCAGGAAGGGGTTGTAATAGAACTCGATCACGCCGCCGGTGGTGAGCTGCATCCCGCCGTCCGGCGCCTGGAAATAGTTCAGAAGCGGGCCGGACGCGCTGTTCAGGCACTTGGCGCTGATGTCCCGCAACTGGCGGCTGTTCACATACAGCACGGTGGGCGAAACCTGGGCGTCGTCCCACATGGTTTGCAGCATGTCGTCGATCTCGGTGACGGAGCCCTGACCGGAGCTGGACAGCGTCGTGCCCGTCCCCGCCACACCCGTCGCCAACGCCGTGACATAGGCGTTGGAACCGGGCTTGAGCGCGGTGGTTAAGAGGCCGTCAAAGGCGTTGGCGTTGGTGGAGCAGTCGGTGGTGATGGCGCTGGCCGGCTGCTGGCCCGTCGCCAATGGGGCAGCGAAGACGGCGGAATTGATGCTGGTGATCGCCTGAAGCGTCTCCGACCCCGCCGGCCCGACAAACCAGGCGTATCCCACCACGCCCGTCACCGGCGCCACGCTGGCCGACAGGGTCTGGCCCAACGTCACCGCCTGGGTGGCGTTGGGCGAGCGGTTGGACGAGCCGCCGTTGAGCACAAAGCTCTTGCCATCCGCGCCGGCGATAGTGCGGGTGGTGGCGACCCCGGCCAACAGGCTGGAATTCCTCACCCCCTCCAGGGACAGAGCGACGACGATGACGGAATAGGTGGCGGCGGGCAGGCCGGCCCCGGTTCCCGCCGCGCTAAGCGTGGGCGCAGGCGGGGTTCCCAAGGCCAGAGTGGCGTTGCCGGCCAAGAGCGCCATCTCCTCCTTCAGCATGGTCTTTTGCAGGAGGCGGATGGACATGGAGGTCTGCACGTCTTCGAACTGGCGCGCCGCGTTGATGGCTTCAAACGTGGCCGCATCCTCCTCGCCCAGGGTGGCGTAGGCGGCGGCGCGGGCGGTGGTGGAATAGCTCATCTGCCCGGCGCGCTGGCCTTCCGGCACCCAGCCCATGGCGTCGAAGCCCGAGCCGATCAGGCTGTTGACCTGGCGCCAGTTGGTGGCCGTGCCCACCCCGCCCTGTACGCGCGGCAGGCGGGTTCGGATCGGCGTGGCGGCGGGATAGATCGACTTGGACGGCGCCTGGAGGTCGTAGGCCACCAGGCCTGTGGAGGTGGAAATGGTCTTTTCCAACGTCGCCGGGTCAGCCCCGGCCTGGAGCAGCACCGCCCGGGCGATCTCCTGGCTGGGCGCCTGAAGCGCGGCGTTGATCATCTTGCGAACGTCTTCGGTGGGAGGGGTCATGGGGGATGTCCTTTCAAGGCATGAAAAAAGCCCGCGGGAAGGCGGGCTGGGGGAAGGGTGGAGGCTCGTTTTTCCTCCACATGCCGCGCATGGGGAGGTGGCTCCGAAGGAGGCGGAGGGGCCGCGCGGGAGCGCGGAAGAGTGTGGATCAGATCGGGATCGGCCGGCTGAGCGCCGCCTTCATCAGTAGGTGCGCCCGCTGGGCGGGGGTCATGGCGTCCATGGCCTGTTTGATCTGGTCGGGCGTGAGGGCGGTCGGGCCGCCGCCGGTGTCCTCTTCCTTGCCTACCGCCTTGGCCAGGTGATGGCCGGCGGCGCGGGGCGGCAGGGGGGCGGAGGCGAGGCGGGCGATTTCGGCGGCCTGAGCGTCCAGCCGTTTTTGTAAAGTCTCGGCGTCGGCCTGGGCGGCGGCGAGCGCCGCCTCAAGCTCTGTGATCTTTTTCAGATTATCCGTCCGGGCGCGCTTCTGGGCGGGGGGCGGCTGGAGGGCGGGAGGACCGTTGGGATCTATATGGGTTTTCCAGGCGGTGATGATGCGGGCCTCCAGCGCCGCAAGCTCCCCCTCCCCGCGCCCGGCGCGGTTGTGTCCGGCGGCGACGGCGGCCCAGGCGGCGCGGATCTGTTCGGGGGTGTTGAGCGGATAGCGGGTATCGAACGGGTCGGTCAGGTCCGGCGGCAGGACAGGCGGATCGTCGTCGGCGGTTTCGTTTAGGGTTTGTTCGTTGAGCATCTGGGAACTATCCGGTTGACGTACCAGGCGCAATGGGTTGATTCTAGCCCGGCGTGACAGGCCGACAACCCAGCCTCCCAGGTGAGGTTCCCTCAAAGATACTCG